TTGGAATCGGGGGATGAAGAAGAATAACAAGAGAAGAATACATATCAGATTAACCGTACAAAGGGGCTGGTGTAACAACCAGTCTCTTTTTTTGCGTGTGGAAAAAATCAAAGTGGGGAAAATAAAAAGAAAAGAATCACCGTGTACCCTATATAAACATCAAATACATAACCATTAACCAAAGACTATTCCCCCCAATACCTGTAACCACGACTATCCAATCAGAACACCCAACCACTATGGGAATAACCCAGCCACTGATATGAACGGAATAACACGCAACCACTACGGGAATAGACGTATTATTTAATTAAAACGAAATCAACGCAAACACTACGGGCAGAGGCGTATTATTTTATTGGTGAGGAATCCGCTCAAACGCTACGGGCAGAGGCGACTTTCGCGAGTTGTCACACATTACAAAAAACTATGTTTTACGGAGACTTTTTCGTAGCGACTTTGACTATCTTTGACTTTTATGAACAAACAAAGAAACCCCATCACAGCCATCGACTATAAGAATGTTAAGCGACTACATAGCCAAAAACACGGGGTTTATACTCACTTATATGAGGATATTAAGATTTACGACTATAAAACGACTATCGACTATGATTCAGCGACTATCGACCGACTATGCCAACGACTATCAATCGACTATCGACTATTGAACGACTATCGACTATAATTCACGCAAAGCGACCTCCGGGATGCCTGACCTCCGGTTGCCTGACCTCTGGGGTTGGATAACGACACAATAAGCGGTTGTAATGATAAGACGTCATTACAAGCTGTAAAATCGGTTTTAAGGGCTGGCCTTATCTGGCAATGATATTATATTGCCAGGCTATCAAAACGCGCTCACGGGGCTTATACGGCCTTGTGCGCTGTGCTGCGATTGCCTGGACCCGTGAAAACGGCATAAAAAAAGACCGGAGGTTGTTTGCCTCCGGCCATGCGTGTTATCCTTCGAGTTTCATCAATTCTAGTAGTACCATTATAGGCAGCATGACGATTGCTATCAATATAATCATGGCGTCACATCCGGCAGTATTCTCTGATAAGTTTTATCGTCGAAGTAGTGATAATAAGTATACGGCTTGCAATGACCAAAGGCGTTCTTTGTTCGCGTCGCTGCGATAATATAGCAGTTATGTTTATTGCCTCTGTAATCTGTTATGGATACCTTGTTTTTCAGCAGTCTCATGCGTGATAATGTTTCACCAAAGAATTTTAACGTATCATGACTAAAGAAGTAGGTTTCGCCTCCGGTAGTTTCGATCTTGTTTTTTAACTCATAAAATGTCATTGTTCTAATCCTCCTATATAGTCGTTGCATCCAGTTCGCTTCTTGTATAGCACTTGTAAAATGTGCCTCCGCCTGACAGCGATATCTCAAACATTCGCATTTTTACCCCGTCAATGTCGTATAGCTTTTCTTCGCTGATAATATATTCAAGCTTGCCCCGCTTCGGCGTTACCGTGTAATGCTTCAGCATGGCCGCCTTTGCTTCGTTTAGCGTATTGTAGTCTCCGACGCTCGTTGATTTTGCGGCGTTTTTACGTCTTACATTGTAGACCGTTCCTATCAATGTTTTCATTGTTCTAACCCTCCTACCATGTAGCAGGCTTTACTATATAGCCCACTTTAGTTTGCTGATATTCATATTCACGGCCAGCATACCTGACTTTGCCACTCTCGTTATACGCCCAAGCGGATACGCCGCATACTGCAAACAGCTTATAGCGTTTGTCTGGCGCGTGTATCTTTAGATAATTGTTAGCGAGTTGCATATTATATCCACTAGCGCGTGCCCCTGATTGCAAAGCCTCTGCTATCAACCTGCTATTGTTCATTGTTCTAATCCTCCTATAAACGGATAAACTCATCGACAAAATACCGATCGCCGCGATAGGTAAACGATGGCACGGGTTCATCACTCCATTCAGGCGTATAATCATAATCGAGTGGCCGTGTTATCCGTCGTTTGTATACCATACCGTCGCTTGCCTGATATCCGTATCTGATAGTTACCGTGTCGCTGTCAATGTCCGTGATATATAGCCCACTCCATACCGTGAACGATAGGCCAGCGATGTTTTTTACTTCGCGCTTCATAGTGTTTCCCTCCTATAATCTTACTGGCAGCCGCTTGATGATCGGCGCCTCCGGTCTGCGTGTGATATGCTTTACTCGCTTGCGGATGATAAGCGTTATGCAGCCGATAGTTATTGTCTTAGTGCTGGTCATTTTTATAGCCTCCTATCATTGCATTTGCAGCCGTTCATCTACTATCTATATTGTAGACCAATTACATTTACTTGTCAATCGTTAAGTGTAAAATATAATCAAGATTTTATGCTATTATCTGTACAAGTGCGAACGGCTGGCCTGGTGTACCGGAGGGGGATATGCCCGATCACCACCCAGCGGCGTAACCCCCTCAACCACTCCAAAAAATAAAAAACATTTACTCTTGACAAATTACATAAACCGTGATAGAGTAAGTGTAAGAGAGCGAGGTGCTTTGAAGTGAAAGATTTTAGAAATGCAGTTGGGTATATACGTGTCAGCACAGACGGCCAATTTGGTGATGACAAGTATGGTTCTGAAAATCAGATGAAAGAGATTTTAGCTTATGCCAATTTGAACGGCTACAACATTGTTGAGTGGTTTACGGACATAGAGAGTGGCGCAAAGGACGACCGTCCAGAGATGGACAAGATACTATATGGGGAGAACATAACGAACCCGCCATTTGAGGCAGTTATAGCATACAAGAATGACAGGGTAGCGCGGAGTACGAAGTTATACTTTTACTATTTATACACATTGGAAAAGCGGAACATCCAGTTATTATGTACTGATGAGAAGTTTAATGAGGGTGATGATTTTGCGAACATATATCGGTCGTTGTTACAATTTGTTGCTGAACAGGAGAGGAGAAACATTGCATTGAGGACTGGTGGTGGGCGCAAAGCAAAGGCTATGAGTGGTGGTTACAGTGGTGGTCGTGCGCCTTACGGGTATGAGATCAAGGGTGGCCAGTATTCTATTATTGAAGGTGAGGCGTCGATGGTGCGGATTGTATTTGAGATGTTGGACAATGGCAGTACGTTACAGGATGTTGCTGACAAGTTGAACGACTTAGGGTTCATGTCAAGGAAGGGCAAGCGGTTTCAGCCTTCACAGATCAGGAGTATCAGAAACAATCGCCCTGTATATGAGGGCAAGTACAAGTATGGCGACATGGAATATGTGGACGGGGTTCACGAACCGATATTGTAAAAATCCCGAAAAAACAAAAAGAGTGTCTAAGAACACCGGAGGTTGAGATGTATATTAAGGATTGCCCTGTATGCGGTGGTCATCCAGAGATTGCGTGGGGTATAGGGCTTGGCAGACTAAAAGGTGAGATGTGTTGCTATGTAGAGTGCAAATGCGGGGCAGGTGGAGACGAGTATAAGACACCAGAAGAAGCAGTTAAAGCGTGGAACGAGTGGGCTAATTAACTAATTATCAAAAAAGTGGGGGCGACAGGCAACGAAGTCATGGGGCTGACTGCCAAATGACTTGACGCGGGTTCAATTCCCGCCGTCTCCACCAAGAAGGGGTGAGTGATTGGATAATCGTACCTTACTGGTGCGATTGAGCAAGAAGTTGGCTGAAAAGCCAGAGATAGGTATAGCGGAAGATTTATTTGAGGTGTGTCGGTTAGTTGAGTTGGATGATTTTAACTTGGCACACAAGACAAACAAGCAAGTACGGCGTGAGAGCGTGGCGATTGGTCGCAAAGAGCGTTCTTTTCGGGCATTGGACTTGAACAAGAAGTCGTTATTGTTTGATGCCCCGCATGAGTTTGATTCATACATGCTTTTTCTGGAATACGACAGGGAACCGAGCAAGAAGTTCTATGTTCCCCGTCGCAAGATATTATTGCCCGTTGTGGCAGATTTACAGCTTTTACTGGATAGAAAACTTGATTTATTGACGATCAGTACGCCGCCAGGTGTTGGTAAAACGACACTGGCTATTTTCTTTTTGTCTTTAATCATGGGCAAGTTTCCTGACGAGCCTAATCTGGCATCTGCCCATTCTGACAAACTGACCCGTTCCATTTACGACGGTGTGTACTCTGTGTTAAGCGACCCTGAATACCTGTGGGGTGAGGTTTTTCCTACTGCCGGTGCGGTTAGCACGAACGCAAAGGATGAAACTATCAATATTGGGTACAAGAAACGGTTTAAGAGTTTGACTTGTCGGTCTATTGACGGTTCATTGACTGGTGCTACCCGATGTGAGAGGTTATTGTATTCTGACGACCTTGTTTCCGGTATAGAGGAGGCGTTGTCAAGAGAGCGTATGGACACGCTTTGGACTAAATACTCGAACGACCTGAAATCACGTAAGAAACTTGACTGTGGAGAGTTGCATATTGCTACGCGATGGTCGGTGCATGACCCGATAGGACGGCTTGAACGTCAGTATGAGGGGAGTGACAGGTGTAGGTTCATCAAGATGCCTGCACTTGACGACAACGATCAGTCTAATTTCAATTATGACTATGGTGTTGGTTTTGACAGCAAGTATTTCTGGGATATGCGAGACACGTTGGACGACATTTCTTGGCGGTGTCTATTTCAGCAGGAACCTATTGAGCGTGAGGGGCTATTGTACCCTGAATCCGATTTAAGACGGTATTTCGAACTGCCATCAAGCGTGAATAATGATGGAGATATTGTGACAGATGATGCAGATGTTATCTTGGCTATCTGTGACACGGCAGAGGGTGGCGGTGACGACACGTTTCTGCCTGTGGCATACCTGTACGGTGACGATGTGTATATTGAGGACTGTGTATGCGACCCATCCTTACCAGAGGCTACGATACCGCTGTGCGCTGAAAAACTGGTACATCACAAGGTAAAGCAAGCGCAATTTGAATCGAACGCTGCCGGTTCTGGTTATGCCGACAAGGTAAATGAACAGGTCAAGAAATTGGGTGGTCACACACACATAACCAAACGCAGAACCACCGCTAACAAGCTGACCAAGATCATAGTCAATTCAGCGTATGTGAAGTCGCATTTTCTGTTCAAGGACAAGTCTTGTTACGAACCACGTTCCCAGTACGCAAGGATGATGAATAACCTTGTTACCTTCACTGTGACGGGCAAGTCAAAACATGATGACGTACCTGACGGTATGGCGCAGTTGGCAGAGTACATAACAGGCATGAGGGGTGGTGAAGTTAAGATTCTCAAACGACCATTCTGACATCATGATGACATAACAAGTATTGTGGATAGGCTTGTTTGCCAGAAGTGCAGGCAGGCCTATCTTTTTTTATGGGAGGTGATTAA